GCCAGCGGCACCAGAAGAAGGAACAGGATACAACTGTTGCCAATATGTTGTGTTCCCTGGAGTCTGACCTGTATTGTTTTGACGACAAATGTATGTAAGCCCTGTAGGCGTGTACCTAACAACATCTCCTGCTACGTAAGCAGTAGCACTTGACCAATCGCCCCTATAAGTAGGGCCATTAGTCAAAGTGATTGCTACTGGAGCGTTAAGTTGCTGAGTGTAATTTGTTGTCAACGGCATTAGTCGAGAGCCTCCACACGTTCATTAAGATCTTGAACAGCTTTCACAAGAAGTGAAAGCATAGACTTCTCTCGATAAACAATAGGGTCACCATTCGCATCGTAAAGAGTAGCGTCAGGTGCTGCTTCAGCTACCTCTTCAGCAATAAACCCCAGTTCAGGTATTTGTGTTTCGTAATCCAAACCTGAACTTGTTGCTACTTCCTCATTCCAGTTAAACGTTCGTGGTCGCAAAGCATTAATTTTTAACCACGTAGCTTCAACTTCTAAGTCTTCTACGTCTTCTTTGAAACGGATAGAAGAGGAACTAATACCTAACTGCTCAGTACCAGTAGTAGTAATAACTGCAGTGGTTCCTGACAGTGTAGGCCAGCCACCTTGATTAGCTCCTCCAGAAGATTTGTAGGCACGCAAATCTAATTTCTCGTAGCCTACAGAACCTGACTCAGAGATCTGCAAATGAACGTTGTCGTTGTGAACGAATTGGAAACCAGGCAAGCCTGAACCTGTCAGGCTATCTCGCCATTCCATCCAATCCTGGTTAGTTGAGTAGTCGTTGCCCATGTAAAGACGTGCATAATCATAGGCTGTTTGGATTCTTACTTCTCCACCAACATCAAGGTTTGCTCGAACGTTTAGCCACTGAGTTTCGATACGAGTTCCTTCACCAAGATTGTAACCTGTGTTTTGGCTTGTGTAACCAATAATGTCGCCTCTAATAGCAATAGATCCATTTATTACTAAACGGTATTGAGAATCAGGACGACTAACTGGACTGGGATTTCCTTCACCAGCAGTCGTATCATATTTAGTAAATCGATGACGATTAGAAGCATAAGGTTGAGCAGTATTAGAACCAACAGGATAATTTCTAGCGTTCAAAAAACTAGCAGCATCATTAGTAGTAATATCTGTACCCGCAGCCAAACCAGTAACTTCTTCAGTTGGGCTAATATAAACCTGATTGTTAGCACCCAAACTAGCAAAACCTGTAACAGTTAAATTACTGCTAATAGTTACAGCACCAGTAATAGTGCCACCAGCAGCGCCCATCACACTTGTGTTGATGTACGTCTGGATTTCTGAAAAGTTGGTGTTCATCTGAGTAGCTACAATTGGCGTCCCAGCAGTAAACGTTAAATTAGTTATAGCTAAAGTCATCTCATTCTCCTAGGAATATACGTAAACATCATTCCATTCACTTCCCACGCAGAAGTATGGTTAGGACCATTTACTTTCAACGCAATAGATCTAGCCGTACCTAAAGTAGTTAACTTAATAATGTCTGTAATGCTTGTATCCGCAGTCGCAACCCAAACACCAGTACCACCAGTCTCATCAGGAGTATTCCACGTCGCAGTATCCCATACAGACGTGGAACCACGACCAATCACATCAAATTGGAGAGAAGTAGCCGTAGCTTTATCATAATCTTTATAAACTTGAACATTTACAGTACCCGTAGCTGAAGTATCCATAATGAAACGAGGCTTACCCCAACGCTTACGAACAATAGGGTTCTTTCCAGAAACCCAAGGAGTAGTAAAATAAGAAGCAATTGCAGCAGCAGTAGTGCCACTGTAGTTATCTGTATGGCGTTGCTGCTCAACCTTAACTACGCGACCAATGTTGGCAGCAGCGCTACAAGCCGCAAGAAGAACAGGTGCTTGACCAGGAGGAGTATGAACATGCAACGGGTCAGCATCGATATCGTTCATAACGAACGATCCTTGCTGACCTAACGTAGGATCATAAACAAGACAACGACGCACAATAGCTCCACCGTCTTCAGTCCAATCTAAAGAAATATATAAACGATTACGGAACCAAGCCAACTGAGGAGCAGCATTAAAACGGATACGATTATCTTCTAAAGCAGGCATTATCTTATCGAAAAGATAAACAAAACTTTCGCCATTGTAAGCGTACAAACCTTGCTCATCATGCCAAAAGAAAACTCCGTAAGGAGTAGCCACAGGCGAAGACAAAGCAACACTACCAACTTCACGGCTTAACGTAACCAAAGAAAAAGTTTCAGAACTATCACCGTACATAGCGTGAACGCTATGAGACTTAAAAACAAGAAGACGATCAGCTAAAGGGACAAGACCAGTAACAACATCGCCATGCTCTCCAACATCAATATCAACCCAGTCCGTGTTAACCCAAGACTCAGGATCATTAAGTTTCGACCAACGAATTCTCGAGTTGTATGCTGTGCCACCTTCAACAATCTTTCCAGTCCACATGAAGTTATTCCAAACAGTCACATACTGGGCAGAAGGAAAATTGCCAGCAGAACCATCAAGAGTTGTACCTAAATTAGTTCCGCTTAAACCAGCAGTAACTTTAAAAGAAGTATCAGCATTACCAGACACACCATAAAAAAGATTATTCATAGTAACGCCATACAAACGGCTATTGCCAGTACGCGCTGCCTGACCAGTGACAGGTTGCCAAGTAGCAGTAACATCGTAAACGTTTGCTTGGATTACAGAAGTGCCGTAGTTAGCTATAACAACTTTTAACCCAGCATCAGTGTAGAAAGAAGCCATACCTTGAATATTGTTTCCTTGAGCATTGCTAGGGTCAACAACAGTAACACCTTTACGTAAACGAACCCCTCCACGAGGATCAACATCTACGTTCAACAAATCTGGTGACTCGTTAGAAGCAAGATTGAACTGATCAGTCCTAAGATTAAGACCACCAGAAAAACTTTCTAAAGCTTCAAGCTTAAACCCTCGTTTAGCCACTCTTACTCCCAGCTATAACGAAGACGGCCAGCCATAAGGTTCTGTGCGCTCCAACGCGACAGTCTATTGTTATTCAAAATTAGTGGTTGAGGAGCAGGAGAGTCTAGATATCTTCCTCGAAGATTATCTAGCTCACGAGCAAACAAATTGTAATAGGTAGAACCCATTTCTAAATCTTCTTGCTGCTCGTACGCTCTAGAAAGACCGTACGTAGCAATAACAATATGGAAAGGCTCAGGAAAATCTGGAGGCGAAGTACCGTCTACAGTACCAGCACCAAACGCACCAGGGTTCTTGTATCCCCTTACATAAATCGTTTCGCCACCACCTGGGATGGGATACAACCGTACAGTTTCTCCCCAATAACTCCAGAAGGCAGAGTTGCCGCTGCCCGTAAGGTTAACTGGGTACGCAATATCTCCATCGTCGATACCAACGTAAGAGATTACTTGATTATCTCTTCTTAACGATTGAATCTCACGCAAACCATTAGTTATGCCAGCGCCAACTGCAGTTAACGTATAATCTTGCTGTGCTGCAACTGTTAAAAAAGTTCCTGTAGTTTCATACCAAGGCCAACGCTTCTCGCTGTAAACCATTTGGTCATAGCCCTCTCCCAAAAACCTGTTCAGCACGTCATCAGAAATGTCACCAGAATCGATTTCTACAACGCTTCTTATGTAAGCGCGCATTTCCTGAATCTGCACTATTACTCCTTATGGAACGTACAAAAACTTTCCCCTTCGGCAGGGCGAGCTTTGCAGGGGCTACCAGATTTCGTTATTGATAAACAACTAGCTACATCAGGTTGAATCTCTTCATGAAGTTGTTCAACTTGTCTAACGTTACGGCTCCCATGTTGGGAAGTCCTATTGGGGACTAGCTTCCCTGAAGCACCAGGATCGCCAGCTAATCTTGAACCTTTTGAGTAACTTATTTGATGGTTAGAATTTGCGTGGCCTCTATTTACCATTGATCCTCAAAAAGTTTGACATAGTGGGGGGCCGAAGCCCCCCACCTCGTCATGTCGGGGTTACAGTCCTGAAAGCTTTCCTTGACGTGAACGGTTTGAACATGTCAACTGTCCGTATGCAAGGATCTGTGAGAACACTGCATCTTGGTTAGTTGGACGTACAAACGGAGTTGGTTTGAACCATACATCGCTATGACGTACAAGCTGAATGTACTTCGTATTCAAGAAATACATTTCTTGTGAAGCAGCAGCAACTACGCCAGTAGAAAGTTGCGGATCAAACGTTATTGGTGCGCCTTTAAACAGTAGGTTTTGGAAACCTGCGTCAGCCATGTCTGTATCGGTGTAACGCATTTGTCCTGTTAACAAGCTTTCATACTTTTCGTATGCTTGCTGCGAAGTAATAATGATTGTTGGCTGATCATTACCAACCGAACAGTCATTATAAACTCCAGCCATTTTAAGAGGCGTTAATGCTGCAACGCCACCAGATGGTCCATGCTGTGAAGTCCACCATTCGTTACCAAGCGCTGCAGTTGGGACAATTCCGCCAAGGCCATCAGTTGCGGCAGTGCCATGACGAACAATGTTTTTAAGACCATTCCAGCGAGTAGCCAAAGCACCAGCGCCAGGACCATCTTGGTAGAACATAGCGTTCATGTTCTCAATAATTGTTTCTTGAGTCTGGAAGATTTTACCTTCGAGAAGATCAATTATTTGTGCTTCACCATTGTTCTGGGCTTCTTCAAGACCATTAATGGTTACAGTCGCTGCGTACTGACCCCACGTATACTCTGCTGAAGTTATGCCTGCTTGGGCAGCAGTAGAGATTGTTTCAGTACCTGAGTAGTGATCAGCAGTGCCGTTACCTGCATAGATTATTGGAACAATAATCTTTGCGCCACCACTAACAGTTCTCATGGTTTGACCGTTAGTCAAAGCATAAAATAATGGTCTGGCAGAAAAGATATTGTCAGTTAATTTTGGAATGTAGTTATTGAGAGTCGTTGAAAGAATCTCATCAAAGTTTGGGTTACCCGACATGCGAGCCTCCTAAAAGGTTAAGTGCTTAATTGTTTTTTTGCCATAGCGAACGCTTCCCTAATACTTCCTGCTTTACCTTCTGGTGCTGGTTTCGTTCCTGATTGGGTTGACGATCCTGTAGCGACTATAGAGGCATCACGCTTTTTCGAAGTGATTTCTTTTTCTTGCTGGAGTTTGTCCGCTGTCGATTTAACATCGTTAAATCTCCAGTGGGCATAAGCCGCATCAAGATTAGAAATATTGTTTTTTAAAGCATGATTTAAGAACTCGCGGCGATCGAAATCTCCGTGTTGTTCTTGCAGTTGTACTACTTGGCGTTCTATGACTTGTTGACGTTGCGATGCTTCTTGCGCCTCAATTTTTCTTTCAAGAACTGCAATCTTTTGTTCTGTTGGGTCTAACTCTTCCCAATCTGTGGAGTCTGCAACATTAGCAGGTGCTCCAACATTAAAAGATTTTGCCAGTATTTGAAGTGTCTCCTCTGGATTATTTTCCAGAGCAGCCACAATTGATTCTGCTTGCTGCAAACGATCACGTTCAGCAGATATCTCTTGTGTCTTACGGGTGTAATCCGCTTGACGCTGATATCCGTTACGAAGTTCTTCGAGACTGACCTCTTGCTCTTCACCGTCTACTTTAATGACGTAAAGATCGCCTGGTTCCTCTACTACTTCAGTGTCAGTAGTTTCAAGAGTGTCCACAAACTCTGTGGATTCTATTTCTACTTCAGTTTCATCGGGCACTAGCCCCTCCTAGAAGTCTTAAGTAAGTTGCTTCTATAAGGATACATAACTGTCCCACTATAATGACGATAGGTCCATACCCATTTGACCTTGCAACTGAGCTAGAAGCTCAGGAGGTACTCCTCCTGTAGGTGCAAAAGCTCCTCCAGGGGGGGCGGGCATAGGCATTGCGCCCATATCTGGGGGCAAAGGTACTTGTTCTGGAGGCATTTCTTCTCCAGGAGGACCTTCTTGCCCAGGTGGGCCTTGCTGCGGTGGGCCTTGCTGCATCATGAATCTTTCAGGGTCTTTAATCCCAAATCCAGATTCTAATACGTGTGCAGCCAACGCTTGCGGGTCTATAACAGTCCCCACAAGCGGGGCGACTGCATTGAGCAGGCTAACCGCTTGTTGACGGCGAATAGTTTCGTTCATTGGCTGAGTAGATCCAGCTTGAACAGTGAAATCGTATTCACCTGTAATGTCTTCACGAGCGTATTCAACGAATAGATCTTCGCCTCGGCCAGATACTCGAGCCATTTGCTGACCAGTCATAAACTGTTGCATTAGCTGAATAACTTTACGGGCACAATCAGATATTGTTATTTCAACAATAGCTAACTTGTCTGCAGAACGAGCGTTTTGTGCATCAGCAACAATAGAAGCTTCAGTAGCTGTACGCCTAATCTCAGGCATAGCTCCACGAGCATACTCACTGATACCACTAACTGTATTTATGTCATTCTCAATAATCGTAGAATAATTGTAAATTTCAGGGCTAATAGGTGACTGTGGCATAGGAACCACAACCTCAGACAAAGGCTTATTTTCGTCAACAACAGGAACTAGACGCCCATCTTCATCAGATTCTAAAGCTTCACGCCCTTCAGGCCCGAAAGATCTTTCATGATAAAGATATTTACGTGCGTAACGTTTCCTATCGTTCATCAACTGCGAACGTGTCTTATCTAACTCTAATTGCAAAGACTCAATAGACTCAAGGTCACCAATAGGGTAGAACCTGTCTGGAACGTCATAGTTTCTGAGCATTACAAAAGGCTGACCATATGCGTAAGGCATATTGACAGGATCAATTAGGAACTCTGACCCGTTCTCAGCATAAACAGCTAAAGTATTGTTTGTAATATCGTAGTATTCCCAAATAACTACTTGATCTGCAACGAATTCGCTACGCATGTAGTCTCTGTCAGTCAAGTCACCTCTGTATCCGTTATCCGCAGATAAACGTTTACGGGCAGAAGGCTTAAACCTTTTATCGTTTTGTGCTTCTTCCAATGGGCGCACAATTCTTTGCGCTATCCATTTAGCATCTTCCATATGGGTAGCTGCAGGATCAACAAAGATATCGAAAGGAGAAACTCTTTCCAAAAACGGTTGATCTTCAACAATCCTACTCAAAGAAGAAGGAATGTTAGCCATAATCTCTTCATCAGTTAGCAAATCCCCAGCTAACTCAGGAGAATCCATAGCCGCAAGATCGCTCTCAGCGATCGCTTCTTCTATAAGAACATCACGTTCATTCTCAGAAATTGATTGTTCTTGCTCAACAAACTTCCAACCAACTTTAACCCAGCCATGACCAAAGATTAGGAAATCTTTGACAGCAGTTCTAAAAGGAGTTCTGAAATTGTGGTGTCTCCACAGATAGTTAACTACTGCTTCAACAAAAGCTGCTCGATCCACATTATCTTGGCTAGTGGCTTGCACTACTATCTTTGGATAGTTCACTGCAACAGACGGAGCGATAACGTTTATAGTCGAGAATGCTAGATTGACAGCTATCATATCTCTGTTTAAAGCAGTACTAGAAGGCCAGTGCTTACCACGGTAAAGATCTACAAGCCTTCGCCAAGTAACTTCTAAGTTCTCTTCATCTCGCCAACGACGACATCTATCTATGCTTATTGAATAATCTTCAAGTAATTCTTGGCGAGTTTTGCGAGCCATTTTACCATGTCGCTTTCGCTGGGATAGGTTCTATGTTTCTGCCAGAAGCTTTAGCTTCAGCAAATGTTTTAGCATCTCGTTCTTTGTTTGTTAAACCTCGTTCTTCAACAGGCAAAATCGAACGAAGCCCCTGACCGTTATGCACGATCACAGACTTTAAACGAATACGACGTTCATATAACTCTTGAAGCTCGGCAAGAGGAACCGACCCACGTCTTTCTAAGACGTAGGTCGTAAATTCCTCAAACGTTGCCCCATTAGGCAGAACTGCCATTACTTGGCGTTCGACCCACCTAATTTTGGCTGAGGATCAGCAGGCTCAACCTGACCATTAATGCCTTTTTGGTTTGAAGGAGTCATGCGAGCAGTAATCTGCCCGTAACCACCAGTTTGATTAGCGTATTTAGGAGACTCAAATCTTTGTTCAGGTGAGTTAGATCCACCTGGTTCCCAGATTGGGTTAGCAGAAACACTGCCACCACGTTCCATTTTGCCGTTTTGACCTGAAGCGCCATCAACGGTTACTGTACCGTTAGTGTGACTTACCCATCTTGCCATTATTTAGCCTTCCTTTTAAAAATGTGTTCTACATAGAGACTAGCTTGTCCCACGAATAGAGTTTTGTCCTATTATATGTTCATTATTTACGCTAGGGACGTTAGTTAACATCCTAGCGAACCAATCAACAGTCCAATAGTCATTAACTTCTGTTTTATATTCAGGTTCATGAGCATATTTTCTCATTTGGTTAGCTAAAGCTAACGACATTACACGGTCATCATATGGAGAACCAGACATTCCTCCACGTTCGTTACGCACAAAAGTACGTAACTCCGCAATTGTATGTCTATCTCGGATACAAATCTCATTGTTCCTTAACGCAGAACTCAAATCATCAATCATCAAAGGTTTAGACGTACGAGTCGTTTTCCAACCGTACTCTTGTCCCACCCTGTTATTAACATTATTGAGTTGGCGTTTCCTAAACAAGTTTGGGTAACCCAAATGACGTAACTCTGTGATCGTAGTTAACCCGTGGTTGTTTGATTCAACGCAACACAAAGCATTGTTGTACCAAGTGCCTACAGCCATAACTTCTTCAGCTAAAAGATCAGGAGCTATATGACCATGCCATATTGCTGCTTGATCTCCTGTTTTCACATTCAAAACTTGGATAACACTGTAATCTCCGTGGCCTAACCCCTCGGCTGTATCCACACCTAACACATAACCTGAGCGATCGTTTGGTCTTTCCCAACACTCAAAGCTCATACTTTAAACTCTACAGTCTTTCCACGTCTATCTAGATAACCTAACTCCCCAAAACAAACATACTTTTCCATTTCAGCTAAAATGTCTAAGTCAAATACAGGGTTACCTGATTTGACGAAAGCTTCTTCAGGAGTAGTTGGATATTCTTGAGCCAACTGCCAAGGAAGCATTGATTGAACTTTTTCTTGATACCAAGAATCGCCTCTATCTTCAGTTGCAGACCAGGGGAAAAACATTGGTTCAAACTTATTTGAACCAGTAGTCGCCCCAACCCACAACTGATGATAAAAGTTTCCAGAACCATTAGCAGTACTCAACCCAATGATTCTTCCTCCCACATCCACTACAGGTTCTATTGATGCCCAGGCTTCCTCCGCGTTTGGGAGGAAAGCCCATTCGTCAACCACGCAGAGTGTGGCCGATTCACCACGGGCAGGGTCTGATGCGCTAGGCATCGACGTAATTTGCGAATTATTGTCGAATGCCATTCTTTGTTGGTGTTCGACCAATGATTTTGGTCCACGTTCTACCATCCATTTCGGTAAGTGTTGATAGCCGTACTTGCTTTTTCGAAGCAACAGTACGGCTTCCCTCTCCGTACGAGAAAGATCTATTATGTTTTGGTCAGGACGAAAGTACGCCAACCAAAATTGATGAGCAGCGACCAATGTCGTCCACCCAATCTGACGAGCTTTTAAAGTTAATGAATATCGATGGTTTGTCCAATTTTTGAGAGCTTCTTTTTGAGCGTTACGTAAAGAAAAAAGAATCCGACCATGGGCAGGATGAGCAATACTCCAGTAATGCTCCAAAAAATATTTTTCATCTTTAGCACAGCGTCTCCACTCTGCTTCTTGTTTTAGTTCAGCTATCCTAGAAACCATGATTACCAATCATTACTGGTATGTCCCAGAGGCTTTAACCCCACAGCAATGCGATGAGGTTTGTTCTTTGGGAGATTCTTTTGAGCAAAAGCCAGGTGTTCACATGTCAGGTTTTTCAATGGCAGAAGAAGAAAATTATAGAGATTCTGACGTAGCCTGGTTATCAAACCAATTTTATATAGATTTACTTTCTGGTTGGATACAACAAGCCAACAAAGAAGCAAACTGGTGGTTTGATCTACAAACACCAGAAAAGATTCAGTATACCACTTACAAAGTAGGTGGACACTACGACTGGCATATCGACGGATTAGCAGATAATCATGCCGCACGGCAACTTGTGACTCGAACATCTGAACCAACCCCCTTAGATAAAACTATAGACCCCAATTTCCAAGGACTTGTAAGAAAACTTTCATTAACCCTAAATTTAAGTGAACCAGAAGAACATGAAGGCGGAGTTTTAGAGATAGTACACAACAACACGTTGCATCAATTCCCTGACCCCCCAAAAGGTTCTCTCGTAGTATTCCCAAGCTGGTTTCGACACCGCATAACCCCAGTAACACAAGGCATTAGGAAAAGTGCCGTAATGTGGCACAACGGATTGCCTCTACGTTAATAACTCAATCACCCACTTCAACAAAAATGCATTCACCAGGGCATTCCATAGCCGCTTCGATCAACGCGTCAATGTCCTGATCTGGGACTGTTGCCATACCCCCACTCATTTTATGAACTGGTTCGCCTTTAACAGAACCCTTCGGCCCATAAAGATTCGGCCAGTCCGCTTCTTTAACATAGGCAAGACCGTCATCGTGCATATCAAACACACTCGGACAAATCTCGACGCAAATGCCATCACCAGTACAAAGATCTTGATCAATCCAAACTTTCACTTAACACCTCATGTCTCTGCGTAGCATCTCCCACTTAGACCACTGTTCTTCTGACCAACCCCAGTTAATAGTATTAAACAGTTGCGAACACTGAGGACTGTATCCCCAATTCTCAATAACAACAGTCTCTTTAACTTGGCTACTGTCATCTCCACCAAAAGGCCACCACATGATAAGTGGCATTATTACTGCACCTATAGCAGCACCAATAGCAGCAAAAGATTTTATTAAACGCTTAACAGCGTCTTCCCAAACAACAGACTTATCAGCTAGATCCTCCAACGACATAAACTACCCCCACTACTTAACGCCCACCTTCATTACGGCGGCCACGATTAACACTTGAATCTTCCATCCTCATCGACCCATCAGGTTGATGAGACGCATCTTTACCAGTCACAGCCACACCCATAGCCTTAGCTTGTGCCCTGTGCTTATTAGCTTCTACCCTTTTTTTAACTTGACTAGGTTTACGATTAATTTCTGCATCCACAGCTTTTTTAGCTTTAGCTTTATCAGGATTCGCTCGGTAGTACTGAGCAGTACGTCCCAAAGCCGCCCAAGGTTTCTTAGGAGGAGCCATTACTGACAACTCTCACAAATCTCAGGGTTCTCCAACCCGCACTCCAACGGAGTATCATCCCCAAAAGGGTCATAACGCTCACCCATCATCTCCATTGGCAACTCATCAAGCTTATCTTCTATGTCCATTACCAACTAAACCTTTGGTTCATGATCTCTTTTACAAAATCGCGTGGGTCTTGATTAAGAATATCTCGAAAAGCGTCCTTATGGTAGTGCATATCATCTAACTCGTTCCTGATTTCTTCGCCACTGTCTCTATCTAACTCGTCTATAAACTGTTCTACTTCTTCTAAACGTTCAGTCAGTTCCACATAGGCCCAAGTCTCAATCGTACTTAACCTAGTCTCAAGACCTTTAAAATCGATACCTTCCAACGCCCGCTCAATAGAGTCAAGACGGCTAAGCACTACAGTAGGCTCCCCAATATCTTCCATATCTTCCTGCAACTGCACAATATCAGTCGACAAAGTGTTAATTTTGTTAGAAACTGCTGCGGCATTCCACACAATCACCGCTGACACACTAGCCACAGTCATGATCAGCCCCAAAGTAAGACGACTTATACGTACCTGCTTAAAATCTGTTTCAAGATCATTCATTAGAATCAGATCTCAACCCAGCCACAAGACTATCCAACTCAGCAGCCAACTCAGCATCACTCATAGACGACGAATCACGTTCATCATCCACAGTCACACGGCGCTTCGGAGTGAACCTCTCAATGTACTGCAAGTACAAAGACGCAGCCTTCACATCCCCACTAGCAGCCTGCTTATACAACGCATTAACAACCGATTGTGTCCGTTCAGGATGGACATTAAGTTCAGATGCCCTACGGTCCCACTCACGGACAAACCTAGGATCAACCTTCCACCTACGAACAGAACGCTCATTCAACCCACGCTCATCACACCAAGCACGCGCAGTAGAAGGCACACGCTCTTCCGACAGCAACCAGTCTAAGAAGTCTTCCCATTCTTTGGGCATGACTTTTTGTCCTGAGTCTTGGTCGGTTAGCCAACCTTTTCCTCCACCGTTTTGTGGCATGGGACCTCCTACATTGATAGGTGTTATGTCCCAGTGTATCTTAGTTGTTGGTGGTGTCCGCTTTGGGACATTCCCCATAGTATATATGGGGGGGAGATGGAGACTCACCCTCAAGGTGAGTCTCCATCTCCCCTCCTCCACCCCTATTGTATCCAATACACAACCTTAGGATACATACCAAGAAAAAGAAAAAAGAAAAGTTTCCTCCCGCCCCTCCCCCCCCCCCACCCAGGCATCAAAAACCCCAACACACCGTCCCCCCACACCCATACACACAAAAAAAAACCCCC